CCATTTTGGCCTACAATTAAAGTTGTTGGTGATTTATCAAGTTGTATTTCTGTGTAATCGTTACCAGTAGATAGAAAATTTTTCCATCTTACATTATTAAAATAAATCATACTAGTTCTGTTGCCTGCGCTTCTACGTATAAAGTTCTCATAAGATTCTTAATACGGCCTTTATCTAAATCTGTTTCTACTGCATCGACATAAGAGTCTAAAAGTTCAGTTGTGTCTTCAACAGATACAGATTCGTCATCTACATTATCGCCAGTAAATTCTTCAAAAGTTTCAGCTATTTTTAGTTCGTGAATATCTTCATTTTGAATTTTATCTACAAAGCGGTCGAATAAAAAAGGATCCGTCTTTTTTACAACTACTAGTTTTACAAACTTATTTGCTAGTACAGACGTATCATAACTATTATAATCTATTTTTTCGTCATTGTAAAATACTTTTTTGAATAAAGTGTTTGGATTTTTTACTGGTGTAAGTTCACGAGTTTCAGTATCTAATATGTGAAAATATTTTGGATCTCCACAATCTGACCATGTAAACTCCATTTGATTACCAAGGTAATGAATATTTCCTTGATGTGATTTTGTATGGAAATGACCAGACATTACTAATTCAAATCTTTGAAATATTTCAGAAGTCATACCGTGGGTGTTTGGCATTCCTGGCATCATATCAAAACCAATCAATTCTAAATGAGCTCCCAATATTGGAGCACGACACTTTTTAATAAAATCAATTGATTCAGTATAGTTTTCTGAATTAATCCAAGGTACTGCACCAACTTTCAATCCATCGTAATCAATTACTTTTGGCTTCATTACAATGTTTACATTTGATGTATAGTAACCCAATAGTTCTTTTAGCGAACACAAATCATTTGTATTCTTATAGAAAACGTCATGATTTCCTGGAATTATATCCATATGAATACCCTCGTTTTTAAGAGTATCTAAAAATACTTTACGATTTGAATTTAGTGCTTTGAAATTAACAAACTTGCGATGATCGTAATAATCACCTAAGTGCAAAATTTGTTTAATGTTATTTTCTTTCAAATAAGGGAAAAATACTTCTGAATAAAATTTTTCTTGATCTCTTATAAAAATTTCTGAGGAATTTCTTATTCCACAGTGGGTATCATTCAATATAGCGATTTTCATAATCTATAGCCTCAAGTTTTATCATTAAAGATCTTTTCATTTCATTAGCTTTTTCAAAAGCTTTTATTACATGATCTTCTTGTGGAGAACTGGATCGTAATAATTCGTCTGCATTTCTTTGAAATTCACAAAAAATAACAAATTCATTTTTTAGACTCATGTTAATCTCCCAAGAATAATTCTATGCCTTTTGCCTTTTTAGTTTTTTCTTCTTTAGCAAAATCTTTAATTTGCTGATCTGTATCTTTTACTTTATCGATACGAGTTCTTAATTGATCTACAAAATATCGGCCGACATCAGTATCTCCATCATAACCAGATTCGAGAAATTCTTCTACGCCTGCTTTTTCGATCCATTTGAATTTAATATCTTGTTGCTTCTTTTCTTTTGCAATTCTACGCAAGAATGCATAATAACATATTTGAGTAAAGTAAGCAAATGCATTTGGATTACCAGTACGAGTAGCAGCTTCAATATTATAATTAGTAATTGCTTTGAGACAATTCTCAACGGCATCCATTACCATTTCCTCTCGGTAAGTATACCGAATGAAGTTACTTTTATGTGATAAACCTTCTGCGATTTTAAGAAAACATGTTGCGATATAATCTGTTACTACCGGAAGTGGTTCTTCATTTTCAGTAGCTTTATTTACTTTTTCTACGTATTCAACAACTTTATGAGAAAACTCTTTGTTGTTTACGTAATGTGGTTTTTCTTTTGGTTTCATGATATACTCCTAGCGTATATTATTAGTTACTATTATAAACTAATTCTAAGGATTTGTACAATAAAAAATATGCAAAAAAATGCATTTAGGGGGTTTACAGAATTGGAAAACTGTGGTATAATTAATAGAGTCCGGTGAGAGAGGGGGAATATACTTTTTAATGTATAGTTTTAGATACAGGGTTTATTTCATCTAGAAGATCTTCAAAGTCATCGGAATCTTCCCATTCAGATAATTCATCATCTTCTTGATTTTGAATTGCTGCTATAACATATCTTTCTTTTAGATCGTCGCATAATTTACAAGTAGCAATAATATTTCTAAGACTTACTCTTACAATAGCATCGCCGGCAAATGGCATAAATCTTTGAAAGAAATATGTTTCCATTTCACCTTGATTTTGCAACCGGCCAATCAGCATTGGTCTTTCCATAAGAATCATAGCACCCTCAATTGAATTTATATATCCAATTATCTCGCTACCATCCGATAGTCTAAATTGTTGAATGTCCATATTCGATAACGGGTGTTCTTCTTTTGTCATAGTTTTATCTCATAAATCTTATATTTGAATTTCTCTTTGGTATATATTTTTATTCTTTCGGCAGCATGATTTAAGGTATAATTCTTATTATTTTTCCAATGCAAATCATCAGCTAAGTCGTACAATTTTGTTTCTCTTCCATTGTCGCTTTTTCTAAGTCCTCGGCCGATAGACTGTAATACTTTAATTTGAGACTTCGAGGGACTAGCAAATATGATATTATGCAAATTCCGTATATTAATACCAGTACTGAAGGTACCAAGGCTAGCAACAATGATTGCATTTTTTTCCCTCTCAACAATTTCTCTAATTTGTTCTCTAATGTCAGTATCTACAGAACCAGATACAAAGAATATTTTTCTACGTTTATGAGCTTTTTTCTTTATTAAATCATATAAAGGTTTACCATGCTTTTCTACTAACTGAAATAGTACCAATGTATTGCCATCTTGATCCAAAGATAAATTAGCAATAAAATTATTTCTTTTTTCGTGTTTTACTAAAAAATCAATTTCTTCTTGGTACTTTACTTTATTTATATGTCTACATTCTTCTTCAGTATATTTCATCAGCAATACAGATATATCTAAATCTGCTAAAGAACCAGAGTCCATTAAAGTTTTAGTCGTTGTTACGTAGTATGCTGGACCAAAATATCCTTCCAATACTAATTTATGTGTATTGGTTCCATCAAGAGTTCCTGTAGTTCCAAATCTATATTCGGCTTCCCTACATTTTGAAAGTATAGAAATAAGTGATTTAGCTTTGAAGTTATGAGCTTCATCACCAATTACCATACCATATTGTTCATACCAATGGCCAGGAAGTTTATAGACTGATTGCCAAGTAGTAATTATGATTTTTTGATCAGTAATTTTTTCTCGACCAGAATATATTCTATGGCACAATTCAACATTATTGAAACCATCATCAAATTCAGAATAATCACCGAAATCTTTATATAATTGTTCTACCAAAGAAGTTGTAGGAACAACTATAATAATTTTCTTTTCATGATTTTCTAAATACCAACGAACAATAGAATATATTATTAAAGACTTTCCAGATGCAGTTGGAGAAATAAGTAAACCGCGTTTATTGTTTATTGCATAATCTATAGCATCTAATTGATAATCTCTAGGAGTAATTGTTTTACCACGAGAAGATAATGTTAAAGTATTTACATAACTTTTTATATCAATATGAACTGAACTAACTCCAGGAAATCCATAATAAGCATTAGGCACTAATTCTAGTTCATAATCTCTTCCAGGAGTATTTGCGAATTCTTCTACATATCTAAATAATCCAGCTGGTAATTCTTTTTTACGAACATCATATAAGCGTATCTTCCCATCCCACATTTTATTTTTGTAGGCAGGCATAAATTTATATCCAGGAACAAAGAAGGTAAAAAAATCTGATAATTCGTTTGCTACAGAAGGTTCACAATCAATATTCAATACAGCATGATTCTTATTTTGAATCTTTATTTCGCTCATCAACCACCACTTTCAAAACGTCTCCAATCAATCATATTTTTTATAGTTGAGTGTCTCCATCGAACATTATTTATAATTTCTTCTAAAGTTTCAATTAATGTTTTTAGATAATCGATTTTAGCTTGAGCTTCTTGAATGTGTGGATCTGCATTATAATAATAATCCATTTCACCTTTCAAAATTTTCAAACCATTTAATGCGTCGTATTCCCATCCTAAGCGATCAATTTCTTCCTTTGGCATTTTTCCATTATACCAAAGCCATTTATTTTTTAGTAAAACTTTGAATTCCATATCCTTGCGCTTAAGCTGAAGCTTAGTTACGGATAGCATTTCTAGATATTTTGCATGGAGGGATGCAGTTTTCTTTGAGGCCTCATCTAATCTGATGTCATCAATCTCAGAATCTTTGGCCCACATTTTCAAAATCTCTTCAAGATTTAGCATTATATAATGTCACCTTATAAAAATTTATAGTAGCTGTAGCTAAACTCCACTGATGCAGTTAAATAATTTACAGTTTCATTAGTTACTTCAAATGGTAAAGAAGATAAACTAGTAGGATGTGCATCAACAAACTTAATTTCTTTCACCACATTATTACTAGAATTATATATTATTAAAGTTAAGTCCCTATCTTTTCTAGGTCCATAATCTTCTTGACCAGCCATACCAAACATCCAATCATGAATTTCTTGGTAGTTTGTAAAATTTTCGTCAACTAAAAAAGTTAA